CTGCCGCTGGTACGGCCAAAAGCTGTTACGACAAGCGACCTACTGGGAGCCTGCCGAGTACACGGAGGAAACCAGCGAAACCCTAACCGTCAAGGCTGAAGGCAGCGTCGTCATCATCCTGAACGACGAAGGCCGCGAACTCGACCGCGAAGACTTCGGCGACTACTACGAAAGCGACTGGGTGGGAATCCTTGCCGGCATGCTTGATGCCTACATCCCCTACCGCGACCTGCAAAAAGAAGCGGACGAAGCCTACAGCGAATGGCTGATTGCCCGCGCTGAAGACCGGGAGGCCGCATGAACGCCTTGCTCGAAGACATCCTCGCTGGCGCGCTGCTGATAACGGTCGCCATCGTACCGGGCGGCGAGGACAACCCGCCAGCCGTGACGAAGACAGCGGCGCACCGGGAATGGGTGGCGGAGCAATGCGCCCGTCATGACCTGACCGACGACGAAATCACCGCCTGCAAAAACTTTTGGGAGAGCCACAAATGAACATTATGAGTACCGATTGGGCAAAAGAAGCGCGCCGCGTTGCCATTCCGCTTGGCAACCATTGCGACCACCTGAACATCTATTACACGAATGAAATGGCTTCTATATACGCCGGCCGCGACAACGAATCCATAAGCATCGAAATCTATCGACGGGATAACGGTGTTTTCCATTGCCACGCCCGCACCTACAGCAAAGGCGACGAGCCGGTACTTAAGGACAAACTACTCGAAGGCGGAACCATTGGGGAGTTGGGCATCGCCGTCCGGCAATACCTCAACGAAGGGAAAGCCGCATGAACCGCACCACCGTCCACCTCGAACAGAACACGTCTGTTTGGCAGGCGTGGCGGCAGAGCCGCTTTGGCGCATCCGACGCCGCCGCAATGCTGGGCATCAGCCCCTACAAAACCCGCGAGCAACTGCTGCGGGAAAAGCAGGGCGTCATCGCCAAAACCAGCGACTACCAGCGCGAACTGTACGCCGCCGGACACACCGCCGAGAAAGCCATCCTGCCGCACCTCGAAGACATGGCGGGGCAACCCATCACCCCCTTGGTGTACGAGGGCGAAGACAGCATTGCAGCAAGCCTCGACGGCATCAACTTTGAAGGCACGCTCATCATCGAACACAAACTGCTGCGCGACAGCGATGCCAGCCGCCGCCGTTTCAACATGGCGGCCCGTGGCGAACTGGCCGAACACGACATGGCGCAAGTACAACAGCAGCTCATGGTATCGGGCGCGGAAAAATGCTGGTTTGTCGTATCGGACGGCACGCCGGACAACATGGCCATCGCCGACGTCTTCCCAGATGCCGACTGGTTCACGCGCATCAAGGAAGGCTGGGCGCAGTTTGCCCGTGACCTCGAAGCATCCGCCGACGAAGTACCGCAAATCTTGGCGAAGGAATACCGCGACCTCGACGCACAAATCAAGGCGCTGCAAAGCCAGCAGCAGGCAGTCAAAGACCAGCTAATCGCCCTGGCGGAAGAAGCGGACAGCGACAGCCTCGCCGTTGGCGGCATCACCCTGAAACGCATCGAAAGCAAGGGCGCGGTGGACTACAAAGCCATCCCCGCGCTCAAAGACATCGACCTCGATGTCTACCGTAAACCCGCGTCAATTACATGGCGCATCAACATCAACAAGGAGTAAACCACATGGCCATCGTTACCTTCATCCTCGGCCATTCCGGCAGCGGCAAAAGCTACAGCCTGCGCAACCTCAACCCGGAACAAACCGCGCTGATAAACGTCATCGGCAAGCCGCTTCCCTTCCGTGGCGGCGGCAAACTGAAAAGCATGACGACAGACAACAGCGAACAGATATTCCGCACCCTGCCGAAAATTAAATCCCCGGTGATCGTCATCGACGACTTCCAATACATCATGGCAAACGAGTTCATGCGCCGCAGCCACGAAAAGGGATACGACAAATTCAACGACATCGGCCGCAACGCCTGGGACATCCTCAACGTTGCAACCAGCCTGCCTGCTGACAAGCGCGTGTACATCCTCTCGCACACCCAAGAAAACGAGAGCGGGCGCACCAGCATCAAGACCATCGGCAAAATGCTGGACGACAAAATCACCCCGGAAGGCATGGTAACCATCGTGCTGCGCACCCAAGTCATCGACGGCAAATACCGCTTCGTAACACAAAACAACGGCAACGACACCACCAAAAGCCCGGCAGGCATGTTTGCCGATGCCCTCATCGACAACGATCTTACTGCCGTGGACGCAGCCGTCTGTGAATACTACGGCATCGGCGAACCCGAAGAACCCGAAACCCAACCCGAAGACCAGCCCGAAGCCCAAACTGAACAACCAGGAGACGCCGCATGAACTACCAACCCATCCGCTTCGATCAACAAGAAGCCGAAAAAGCCGGAACATCCACTTTTATCCCCGGCAACACCGCGCAGCACGTCAAAATCACCCGCGCCGAGTTCGTCACCTCGCAGAACACCGGCGCGCAGGGCGTCGAGTTCGACGTCATCACCCGCGATAAACAAAAAGGCTACTTCACCATCTGGCACCTTAAAGCCGACGGCAGCGCCAATGAATACTCATGGCGGCTGCTGCAAAGCCTGATGGGCGTCTGCGGCGTTGCCGGTATTACCCCGGCGAGCGTCACCGTGCCGAAATACAACGCACAGACCAAAAACACCGAACCAACCGCCTGCATCAACGCACAAGAACTACTGGGCAAATACTTCGTCGGCCTGTTTGTAGAGACCTGGAGCTACTACAAAGGCGAAGTAAAGCCGAAGCTCGAACTCTTTGCCGCCTACACCACCGAACGCAAAAGCTACCGCGAACACAACGCAGGCGTGCCGGCTGCCGACATCGACGACGCCATGCAGGCGATGCTGCACAAATCGCAGAAAAGCAAAGCCGATGCGGAGAGAAGCGCGCGCTACAGCCAGACGGGGAACTACGGCTACGGGCAGACAGGCGAAAACAGCCAACCCGCCGCACAAGACGGTTTTGATTCCGACAGCATCCCCTTCTGACCCCACGAACCCCAATCCAACCGTCACGATTTCCGTGACGGTTGCCCCAAAAACCCATCCATCCACAACCGGAGACAACCCATGAAAGACTACACCGACGTCATCAACGACCTCAACGCCGGCATTACCGCCAGCACCCTGACCGCCGTACTGTGCGAAGCCGCAAGCCGCGTGCTCGCCAACGAAAAACCCGGCGAAGTCACCCTTACCCTGAAGCTCAAACCGCTGAAAGGCACGCAGAACCAGCTACAGGTAGAAAGCACCATCAAGCACAAAATGCCAACCGCCAAAGGCGACAAAAGCGAGACCGTCGCCGACGAGACTGTTTTGTACGTCAATGCCAAAGGCGAGATGAGCATTGTCCCCGACAACGCCATCGAACTGCCCGGCATGAACCGCGAACCCGCATAAGGAGCAACACATGGAAAACATCGACACCCTCATCAACCGCAGCGAAGTCATTACCGACCACCTGAATAAAACCATTCAGGACGACAGCATCCACTTTATCGCCCTGCCGGACGGCTTCAGCCTCGAAAGCCTGGAACGCTTTGAGGCGCAGCGTTACCACCCGCGCGGCCATTACAGCACCAGCGACTACCGCGACCTCTTGGCGTACGCCAAAGCGCGCGAAGCAGACTTCACAGGCAGCTCCCTGTTCATTGACCCGAAAGACATGATCGCCCGCGTCATCTTCGACTACGACGGCGGCCGCGGGCATGGCAAAAACACCGCACATTGCGAAGCAGAAGCCACGCCGCTGTACAGCGCCCTGCGCCGCATCTGCCACAAAGACCTGACCAGCCAAAAAGAACTGGTCCAACTGCTCGAAGACTGGGCGGGAGAAATCACCGCCCACGACAAAGACGGCGCGGAAATCCCGCTTAATACCGCCGTCAGCCTACTCTCCAGCCTCACCGTAGAAAAAGCCAAACGCCTGAAACAGACGCAAGGCGACTGGGAGCACGAGCGCACCGTAGCCGAACGGGCAGCGTTGAAAGCAGAAGGGCAAATGGTGGCAGAACTGCGCATTACCGACGAACTCTACACCGGTACCGAAGAAAAAATTACCGTGCGCGCACGCCTCTCATTGGTGGTTGCCGACGACAAGTTTGCGCTGAACCTGCGCCTTGTCGGCGAAGAAAAACACAACCGGGAGAAGGCGCAAGAAATGCGCGCGATGGCAGAAAAAGCGTTGCAAATGCCCGTCTATAACGGCCAGTACGACA